TTTCTTAATGGTTTTTCTTTTGCCCCTTGGTCTGAAGAGTTTCATAAAAAATCTACTGGTGTTGTTTTTGAAGATCTACCCTCCGATATTGCATTGCCATCAACTATTAAAGCAGTAACTGCTATACCTTATGCACCATCAAAAGAAAATGCTTACTACTTGGGTTGCCAGCAATCCTCTTATGCAATTAACTTTGGTATTCCACTGGTATATGGTTCAACAAATGTCACTAAACTTACTCCGAATACTATTGGCACAGAATATCCTTCTCTGATTTTTCCAGGGTATGGATTTTTAAACGAAGCGGGACGTAATAATGATTACACTGCAGAAATGTGGTTAAGAATTAACACTGATGCTAAAGAGCCACGTAGATTCTTTGGACCACTTAATAGTCAAGATGGTTTATATGTTGAAGGTGGCTTTATTACATTGGTGGTGGGTAAAGAGTTTGGCTCTCACTATGTTGGCGAATGGTTTAGACCAATGCTTGTACATATTCGAGTACAACGTGATGCTGCTAGTGTGTTGCTTAATGGTGAAGAAGTTATTTCAATTGATTTTTCAACACGTAATCTCACACTACCTACAGAGTTTGACAGTAATGACAAAAACCAAAACTGGCTTGGATTCTATTCTTATGACGATGTGAAGCCACTCAGCATTGACTCATTTGCTATCTATTCTTATTCTGTTCCCAACGAAGTTGCTAAGCGTAGATATGTATGGGGTCAAGGTGTTGTGCCACCTGAACAAACAAACTCTTCTCTTAATGCTGTGACAGCGTTTAACGATTACTCTTTTGCCAATTATGCTTCTAACTACAACTACCCCGACTTTGCTAACTGGGGGCAAGCATACTTTTCCAATGTTGACACCACATCTAACTATTTGACTTTACCAGATTATGACTTGCCCGATTTTTATTTGGGAACCAAAACTGAAGACACATGGTATTCCGACCTACAAACACTTGAGTCCGCAGAAGATGACAAATATTTTAGCTTTAGGCCAAATAGCAATTGGGATTCAGAAGACTGCTATCTGTACTTTCCCAGTATTGGTTTCTTGTCAGATCCACTAAAAACTATTTACGGTGTGTTTGAAAGCGACGGTACAGCAAGCAATGAAACCTTGTTTAAAATTGAGAACAGTGTTACAAAAAACTATTTGCTAATTTCTCTTAATGGCACTACATTAACTTACTCTGTAAACATTGGTGGAACATCTACAACGATAACAACAAAAACTATTGTGGCAGATCAAAAGTTTGCTGCTGGTATTCATATTCCCACATTGTCAAACAAAATTATTGACGGTATAAGCAGACTCTTGGCAGATCCCACACAACTTAGAATGTTTATGGCAGGAGACACAACATCAACCTTTACAGGAAAGATTTATAGAATTGGTCTTGATGGACCATATAACAACAGAAAGATTGCTAGCCTGTATGATAGCGATGGTATTTTTAGTGTCACACAGGCAGACAGCAACACTCTGTTTGATCACGTAGCCAATTACACACTTAAAGCATTTGACCAATACGGGATTTTCTTCTCTGACATTGCTGTGTCTGGATATTGGGAAGATTATGTGCCCCTATCATATTTTGCCAAAAACACTACTGACTTTGAGGGCAAAACGTTTTATGATTTAGATTCTATTCAATTTAATATTGATTATCCTGAAGCACTTGAGGTAAATTCAATTGAGTTTGTCTCTTCATGGACATACAAAGATCTTAATGTTAGATACGCCAATCCAGTACAACAGCAATATGTTGACCTTGACAACAACTTCTATTCTGGCTGGGATGACTATCAAGATATGAAAGAAGACTCTAACAAGTTCTACTACTATGTCACAGAAAATGCTGGTGTGAGAAGCTATGTGTCATTCCAAAAAATTATAGATGGTGCCAATACTAACTTAGTTGATTTACCAAACAGAGAGGTTGCACGAGTAAGAGGTGTTGTTGATCCAGAAGTTCAGTTAAGTGAGTGGGAAACAGCAGCTTATGAGGTTGTAGATAGTACTGTTATTTATGCACCACAAACAGACAAACACAATAACGGTGTAAACTTCCAAGATCTTGCTCTTGTTTATCACCTTGACATTTATTCCGAAGGTATTAAGCACCACCCATTCAGGATCAGAAAGCTTCAGCTCGCATCACAGGTTCTTGAACGTAATGAGTTTACTGAAGTTGGTACAAAGTTCGGTACCCCGATTTACCCATACACTAAGTTTGGCCTATATTATGACTTTAAAAGAAAGAACCCCATTTCTACTTACAAGCAAAGCACACCTTATCTATACATGACTAGAAACTCTGGTTGGCGAGTCCGAGGAGACTTTAGTGCTATTCTTGATCGGGGTATTTCAATTCCGATTAATGAGCAAAAGGGCATTGATACTCAAATTAGTGCCCTCCAACTTTGGCTAAGATTTTCCGACAGAGTATTTCCTACACAAGAAATTCCTATCTTTACATTAGAACATAAAGATGGTATTTATGATTTCCTTGTTGTTTCAGATCCTAGTACCCAGCGTGGATCTATTGTGGCAAGGGACAGGGCAACCAATAATGTTCTTACAAATGTAGAATATTACATGAATGGTCAGTCTGTCGATGTGCCATATTTGATTAATGAAGAGTGGGCGGTATTGGGAATAGCTTTCCCCAACCTTGTTGACTTTAATCAATACACTGGACGACTCAATCTTAATGGTCCAGTTATCTACAATAACGTTTCATACTATCTTGCCACCAACCTTGCACAGACACAGAACATTCTTACAAGAACATGGGCCAAGGTTCTTAATGATAACGGCTCACTCACTTGGCAAGATTGGAAAGACTCATACACCTTTAGTGAAATGAAGATTATTAGTATCGGTGAAGTCTTTGACATTGACCCTGTTGACATTTATGAAAGATCTGTTGGTACCAATAGAGTCATATTTGACGATGTTGCTGACGGCGTATTGTTCAATCCTGACAGTGTATCGATATATAGTGACCTTGATTGGTCCACATCGACACAGATACCAGTTTAATCTGGTATAATAATAACCATGCCTGATGAGAAAAAGCCTATTGTTGGTAATGTCCGTCGTCAAGTCATCGATAAGATGTATGACTGGGGGCTGTATGTGTACAAAAAAGCAGACGGTAGATGGTTTACTGACGGTGAGGGTGCCGTTTTAAACATTCCTTCTATAAAAGGTGACCTTTCTAAAATTTCTGAACTGTACAGTGCGGCCAAGTATTACGGAGACGATGGCCAAGGACAAGCTATTTTTGTTCCTGGTCTTAACAGAATTAGTGAAGAGGGCTACAGCGAACAGCTCAACAGAATGTCTCAGGGACTTATCCCCAATGAAAATGATCTTGGTGCTATTTACGACGCACAGCAAACCCTGAAAACACATGGAAGGGATGTTTACGAAGATGAGTGATGAACAAGAATATTTGTTCGCAAAGCTCAACACTGAGCCCGAGACAGAAGATGAATTCAAAAAGCAAGATGCTTTCAATAAACCTTGGGATGAGCTAAAAGAACTTAGTGGTCTTGACACAAACTTTCGTCGTCGCACTACAAGACAGATTAATAAAATTAACGCAACCCCGCAATATATGGAGGCGGCAAATGCAAGGGCAACGGGAGAGGATGCAGGTTCAAAACAAATTAATCCTGGTGAGGTTTATCGTAACGGGTACGGCCTTTTCGATGTTATCACTCCTCCATATAATCTTTATGAGCTTGCCAATTATTACGACAGCTCTTTTGCTAACCATGCTGCCATTGATGCCAAGGTAGAAAACGTTGTTGGCCTTGGCTACTATTTTGAGCCTACCGACATGACTAAGCTCAGCATGGAAACAAATGAGAACGAAAGTGCTGTAAGAAAAGCAAGAACAAGAATTGAAAGAATGAAGCTGCAGTTGCGTGATTGGCTTGAAAGTCGTAATGATGATGACAGCTTTACCCGCACAATGGAAAAGTTTTACACAGACATTCAGGCTACAGGAAACGGGTATTTGGAAATCGGTAGAACAGTTCGTGGAGAAATTGGATACGTAGGACACATTCCTGCCACTACCGTTCGTGTACGTCGTCTACGTGATGGTTACGTTCAGATTATTGGAAACAAGGTTGTGTACTTCCGTAACTTTGGTGCAACAAACGCTAACCCTGTCACTAATGATCCACGACCCAATGAGATTATTCATTTTAAAGAATACTCTCCGCTAAACACTTTCTATGGTGTTCCCGACACTATTTCCGCTATTAACTCTCTTGTCGGTGACCAGTTGGCCTCGCAGTACAATATTGATTATTTCCAAAACAAAGCAGTGCCTCGTTACATTGTTACTCTTAAAGGTGCAAAGCTTTCTGCTGATGCAGAAGACAAGATGTTTAGATTCTTGCAGACTGGTTTAAAGTCTCAGTCTCACAGAACTCTTTATATTCCGTTGCCTGGTGATGGCGACGGTCAAAAAGTTGAATTTAATATGACCCCTATTGAAAACGGTATTCAAGAAGGATCGTTTAAAGAATATCGTAAACAAAACCGTGATGATATTCTTATTGCACACCAGGTTCCCATTAGCAAACTTGGTGGCTCTGACTCTGCAGCTATTGCTGCTGCTATGGCTCAAGACCGTACTTTTAAAGAACAGGTTGCTAGACCTGCTCAGCGTGCGGTAGAAAAAGTTGTCAACAAGATTATCAAAGAAAAAACAGATATTCTTGAATTGAAGTTTAACGAACTTACACTTACAGATGAGATTGCACAATCTCAAATCATTGAACGTTATGTTCGTAATCAAGTTATGCTTCCAAATGAAGCTCGACAGGTTCTTGACCTTCCTCAGCGGGACGGTGGAGATGATCCTGTTCAAATGTCAGCACGTAGAGTTGCCGATATGCGAGCCAATGCACAGCAAAATAGAGAAAGAGATGCAGAGCGTACAAACAGTCAGTCGGACGGTGAAGCTACCATAGATGGTCGCAATCCGCAAGGCGAAGGACGCTCTAGCGAGTAAAAGTTACAAAACTGTAAAATATTTGCTATAATGGGATCGATATGAATATCAACAAGGCACATTGGGTGACCGAGGGCGATAACGTTCGCCTGTCGATGCCCATTGCAAAAATCGATGTAGAGCGTAGAACCGTTTCTGGTTTTGCAACTCTCGACAACGTTGACAAGCAAGGTGATATTGTTACCACCGAGGCTAGTCTTACTGCTTTTCAAAATTTCCGTGGTAACTTGAGAGAGATGCACCAGCCCTCAGCTATTGGCCGCATCGTTTCTTTCAAAGAAGACCGTTATTTCGATCCCAACACTAAAAAGTTCTACAAGGGCGTTTACGTTTCGGCATATGTTTCAAAGGGTGCTCAGGACGCTTGGGAGAAAGTCAATGACGGAACCTATTCTGGTTTTTCCATTGGCGGTAACATCAAAACATATGATGATCAATATAATGAGGATATGGACAAGTCTGTTCGTGTCGTAAAGGAGTATGACTTGCACGAGTTGTCACTTGTTGACAATCCTGCAAATCAGTTCGCCAACATTATTTCTATTGAAAAAGTGAATGGCGAAAATCAGTTTGACGGGTATTTGGCCAAAACAGAAATTGATAACGTATACTGGTGCGGTACTGATGATCTGGTTCAGCTTTCTGAGCACCAGGATGCCACTTGCCCGTCTTGCTCTTCTTCGATGCAAAACATTGGTTTTGTAGAAAAGAACGACACAGATAGTGCCGATACAATAAAATTCTTAGTTGATAGTGCTAAAGGCATTAGTACAATTAAGATGGATAAGGAGGTAAGTCCTATGACTGAAGCAACAGAAACTCCCGTGGAGAAATCCGAGGAAGTTGTTGAAGAGGTAGAGGTCGCTCCCGAGGCAGATGCCACAACTGAAGAAGTGTCTGAAGAAGTTGCTGACACTGAACCTGTCGAGGCAGTTGAAGAGACTGTTGAGAAGGCTGAGGAGCCTGAAGAGACAGAGGAAGTTGAAGAGGTATCGAAGTCTGTTGATGACGTTACCAACATGGTGACAGAAATCAAAGACACTTTTACATCAGCCTTTAGCGATCTAGCAGAGACTGTGAAATCTCTTCACGAACAAGTGAACGAGTTGAGCAAGTCCCTTGAGTCCGTTTCTAGCGAAGTGAAGGACGCTAAGGATGAGTTTAATGAGTTTGGTAAGCGTGTTGACCAAGTTGAGGCCGACACAGCTTTCCGTAAGTCTGGCGATCTTGGCGAGATCGTTCAGGAACCCACAAGGGTTCAGAAATCCCTATGGGGCGGTCGTTTCCTCACAAATACCGACCTATTTAACTAAATATAGAATAAACAAAAAATCACTAGGAGGTGAAATATATGTCGGAACAAGAAACAAACATTGAGAAGAACTATCCAGGTTCGGACACACAGTCCAACGCCGAAATTAACGGTGACGGATCGTTTGCGTCTGGTGGTGTTGGTGGTGCTACAGCAACTGATGCTAGTGGTAACCTGAGCCCTGCTGAGTCCCTTGGTAACATTGCGACTCCAGAGTTCGGTGTGACTTCTGGTCCTAACGCTGTTAACCCCACTGGTACACCTGGTGGTATTCTTGCTCCCGAGCAGGCTCGTCGCTTCATCGACTACGTGTGGGATGGAACAGTTCTCGCTAAAGATGGTCGTCGTGTGACTATGCGTGCCAACACTATGGAGCTTGAGAAAGTGAACGTTGGTGAGCGTGTGATTCGTGCAGCTAACCAGGCTGACCCCACATTCACAAATGCTGGTGCCACATTCACTAAGGTTGAGCTTACAACCAAGAAGATCCGTTTGGACTGGGAGGTCTCGACAGAGGCTCTCGAAGATAACATCGAGGGTTCTGCACTTGAGGACCACCTGGTTCGCCTGATGACAAATGCTTTCGCAAATGACATCGAGGATCTCGCTATTAATGGTGATGGTTCGACAGGCAATTTCCTTTCCATTATGGAGGGATTTGTCAACAAGGTGACTACTGGTTCGGATGCCCACGAGGCAATCGTTACCGTGGCTGATGACAAGTGGACCCCCGAGGTCATGGAGTCGATCATTCTCGCACTGCCGAGAAAGTACCGTGCTCTCCGTTCGGGTCTGCAGTTCTACACTGGTACTAACGCATTTGCTGGTGTCGTTCGTGAGAACGGTACTCTGTTCGATGCAGTTGGTTCGACTGAGGCAACTCGTCAGGCCTACATCAATGGTGAAGGTCAGACACTTGGTAACGCTCGCACCACTCGTGTGCTGGGTGTGCCTGTCATGGAGGTTCCTTACTACCCTGACAACTACGTTGACCTCACGTTCCCCAGCAACCGTATCTGGGGATTCCAGCGTGACATCACCGTGAACCGTGAGTACAAGCCGAAGAAGGACACGATTGAATACACCGTGTTCGTTCGTTTCGGTCTGCAGTGGGAAGAGCTGGATGCTGTTGCATACGCTGACGCTGCTGCTGACTCCTAATTAAATATGGCTTTGGGGGGCGGGTAAAACCGTCCCCCTTTGTCATATTCTGATATAATTAAAAAGGAGGAAATATGCATACAGATCAAGAAGCCGAAATGGTTGCACTTTACTCTTCCAAAAATCTTTTTAAGTATAATTTGGGTGAATTGTCAGTGGGGTACAACATTGTTTCGAAGGAGGATGCCGAAAACTGGTTATCTCATAAGGCTGTTCGTGTAGCGGAACCTGAAGAGATTGCAGCTTACTACGGTCAAATGTAATGAACATTCTACGTCTACCCCCCTATCCCTTGACTATTACGTATGATGTCCCAGATGCAAGCACTGACTACTTCATTATTATTGAAGATAGTATCGTAAACAAAGATTTAAAAGTTTCTGTTACTTCTGACGGTAACTCTCAAGTATCTTACAATCTTGAAGGTTTCTTTCTTGACTATGATCAGGAATATCGTTTAACTATTTACGAAGATGCCGCTGGCGAACTGGGTGATATTGTTGTTCAGGATAGCCTTAATATTGCACGTCCTTATGTAAACCCTGCCGATATTGCACCCAGCCAAAGCGATATTGCTGCCTACACTCAACATGAAGAGTTGGCTAGGGCAATTATTGACGACTATGTGGGCGTTGGCTTCGGGTATAGAAGAAGCGTAATGGAGGTTGTTGGTCAAGATACAGACTATATGCCTCTGTGGGACAAAGCACACAAAATTTTGTATGCGTATGAGAATGCTAAATTAGTGTGGGATGCTGAAGAAGACCCTTCGGCTTTGGATAATTACAATTATTACATTACTAGAGACGGTAGTGCAATTACCAAAGACCCTGTCAACGCTGCTGGCGAACAGCTTAATCGTCATGAGAAGAAGCAGGCTGGTACAAAAGTTAACCCATCTGATTCTTTTACTTTGTATGACACTAGCGATAGCCCAGTTACACAATTTATGGAGTCTGGCGTTGTCTTCCCTGCTGGATGGGACTACATTTTTGTTTTAGAAACAGGATACAAGGTTGTTCCAATGGACGTTAAACGAGCAACTGAAATGCTTATCGATGATATTGCTTGTGGAAAACTTGAGTATTATCAAAGATATGTCACTGCCTATTCAACAGATCAATATAGGGTTAAGATGGACGAAAGCGTTCTCGATGGCACTGGTAACATTTTGGTTGACAAAATGCTTGCTAAATATGTTGTATCTCTTGATAGGCCAGGTGTGTTGTGAGCACGTGCGAAGTTGCTGATTTTATTTACCCGCTTTATGCAGATATTTATTATGCAACTATTTCTCAGGGACCTTATGGTCAGGTAGATAAGTCTTGGACTTTTGACCGTACAGTTGTTTGCAATGCTTCTCCAGTTGGCGGGGCAAGTAAAGAAAAGCTTGAACCTGCTGAGTTTTTAAAATATGAAGACAAGTTGGTTGCACGTTCTAAATCAGATTTAAGAATTATGGCTGATGCTACAAACATGGACATGACTAATATTCTGATTACCAATATTCGTGATCGTAATGATCTTTTGCTTTATAAAGAAACTTCTGGTCCCAGAAAAGGTCAGGGTACCTTGTATGAAATAGGTGCACTCGAACCTCTATATGGCCCTTTTCAATATATTGAATATTACAAGATGCTGTGGCGTAGAACAGAAAGCCAGGTGTTGAACTAATGTTTAATCTTAAAATGGACACCAGAGAGTTTATGAGAGAAATGAATAATGTGGTTAATTATTCAACTGGCTTTTTAGAAGGCGTACAGTCTGGTAAACCAAAATTTTTAGCTAATCTGGGTGCTGGAACCATTGAGGGTCTTGCACAGTATATTGATGTTCACGCAAGAATGAATCCAGAAATATTACATCACGTCTATGAGTGGTATCAAACTGGTAGCCCTAGTGCTAGATTGTTTGATTTGGAGTACACAATTAGTAATTATGGACTGTCTGTGAGATCTACTTTCCGCCAGTCAACAACGGCAGCTAAAGATTCTACAAAACCTTTTTATGACAAGGCTAGAATTATGGAACAAGGGATACCCGTAACAATTAGACCTAAGAGTGCTAGCGTCTTAAGGTTTGAAGATAGTGGTAAAACAGTTTTTACTAAAGGCCCAGTTAATGTGCACCGACCTGGTGGAGACGGTGTTGCTGGCTCATATGAGAAAACATTTGATGACTTTATGGATAACTATTTTACTCAGTCTTTTCTTAGGGCTTCTGGAGTTTTTGATTATCTTAATAATCCTATTGTTTATAAGAAAAACTTTAGGCAAGGTGCAAAACGAGGGGCAGCTGTGGGTAGACAAACGGGGTATCGGTGGATTGCTAATGCTACGATTGGAATTGAATAATGGTTGATGCTATACAGGTACCTTATGCTCCACATTGGATAAATCAGTATGTTGTCCACAAGCTTGGGCAATATTCTAATACTGGTGTTGATTCAGACAATAGTCCTGTTTTGGTACCCACGATTGCGACGGCACCTGGAAACAGTCAAGAAATTTGGGAACAACTCGTAACACAGGCTACAACAGAAGAGCCTTTGCTTATCCAATATGAAACACTTATGCGTTTTAGAACAGGTTCTTTCTATCCAATTAAACGAGAACAGCTTATTTATTATTTATACAGTGACAATCTTGTACATATTAATAATGCACGAAATGTCATTGTGCACCTTTTAGATCGTCAAGATATTGCGGCACAAGAAGTAAATGCTTATAGTGCTAACAACAAACCTTTTGATAGCATCACATTTGATCATAAAATATTTTTTCACAACATGAAAGTTTATCAGGCTGACGAAACAAGAGACCTCGTTGACTTGGCGGCAGTCAAAGCATCGTTTACAAATAAGATTATTATTGAATACGATTATCACGTTGCATGGTCATTAGATCAAAATGGCGAATGGGATTCCAACAAAGGCACAAACCTAACTTAGTGTAAAAACGCTGATATACTTAGTGTTGAGGAAACACGCCAATTACAATTTAATAACTATCAGAAAATGAGGTGAACACTATGGCATACACTCGTGGTAATTCGAACAACATCATTGTCGGTGCAGCGTCTTTCTTTGTCGCCGACTCGGTGCTTGACTCTTCGACTCTTCCTGCGTTTGTTGGTGGCGAGTCCTACCGTGAGACTCTTGCGGGCGACAACACCATGACTAACGTTGGATACACGATGAATGGTCTTGAGCTGTCCTTTGCCCCTGACTTCGGTGAGGTGCAGGTTGACCAGCTTCTTGACGTTGCCAAGCTCTACAAGCAGGGTATGACAGTGAACATGAACACTGCCTTTGCTGAGGCTACACTTGAAAACCTTCTCATTGCTCTTGCTTACAACAGCGACGAGCTGACAGGTGACAAGACTACTTCTGGTGGACAGGCCCTTGACCTTTCCGCTGGTGACCTTGGCGAGTGCCCCGTTGAGCGAGGCATTATTGCTGTTGGACCTGGTACTGGTGACTGCGATGCATCTGAGACAATCGAGCGTGTTTACGCCGCCTACCGTGCTCTTTCTATTGAGAACGTGACGGTTTCCGCAAAGCGTGACGAGGCTTCGATGTTCGAAGTGTCTTTCCGTCTTCTTCCTGACGATGGAGATGCTTCCTACGGCAAGATCATTGACCGTACCTGGACTCCTTCGAGCTAGTCAATAATAAATTAGGCATTGCCCACCCTTAATTGGGTGGGCTTTGCTGTTTTATGATAAAATTTATTAAATGCCTACTGAAGTTTATTCTACTCATTTTGTTTATACAATTGATGGTGAAGAATTAGAGATTATACCTCTTAAGATTAAATATCTTAAAGAGTTTATGAGTCGTTTTCAATATCTTAGAGACAAAGATGATGATATTGAGGCTTTAGAGATTCTTGCTGATTGTGTGAGAATTACTATGAAACAATATAAGCCAGAGTGGTCAAAGTCAGTTGATTCAGTTGACGACAATTTTGATATATCAGCCATTTATCAAATACTGGAATATTCTGTGGGTATTAAGATGAAGAATGAGGAAGAGGCTATTGAAAGAGCTTCTGAAGGTGGAGATGCTTGGGAAGACTTAGACTTGGCAGAGCTGGAGTCTGAGGCATTTTTGCTGGGTATTTGGAAAAATTATGACGAACTAGAAAGCTCTATATCTATGCAAGAACTAACTATCATTCTTAATACTAAACGTGAAACATCATATGATGAAAAGAAATTCTTTGCAGCCTTAAAGGGTGTCGATCTTGATAATCAAAACGGTCGTGGCCAGAAAGAATGGGAAGATCTTAAAGCTAGAGTGGCTAGCAATGGTGCTACTTCTGATAGTAAAGATATCCTTGCCTTGCAAGGCAAAAACGCTGAAGCAGCAGGCTTTGGCATCGGTCTTGGGCTCGAATACGAGTCTGTAAAAGGCTAGTATTATGATATAATTGATATACCCTAAGAAAGGATAGAAACACAAATGGCAGTTACCGAACACACAGAAGAAACTGTAAAGCTCATTGATGGAACAGAAGTTAGCATTCGTCCCTTGAAGCTTTCTCTTCTGAAACCATTCATGAAAAAGTTCCAAGGTATTGCTGATGTTGCAGAGGATAATGAGAAGTCTATTGCTATTCTTCTGGAGTGCGTCCAGATTGCAATGCAGCAGTTTAAGCCTGAGCTTGCCGATGTTAAGCAGCTTGAAGAGCTTCTTGATCTACCTACCGTATACAAAATCATTGAGTCAGCATCAGGCATGGACCTGACTGGGCTTGGTGCAATGATGAATGCGGAGTAACTAACAAATATGAGGTGAAACGTGAATGGCTGATGTTCAGTCTAATATTAGAATAGACATACAAACCGCTGGTGCTCTAGCTAATCTTAAAAATCTCCAGCGTCAAATATCAGCCTTTCACACTCAAATGGCTAAGGGCAGTGCTTCTGCCCAGGCAGCTTCTGCTAACATGCAGCAGAATCTTATCAATAGCGTTAATGCTACTGGTAAGTTTACTGCTTCTATGACTCGTATTAGAACTACGACTGAGTCTTTTACTAATGCCCTTGAGAAAAACAAGCTCACAATGGGCCAGTACTTCCGTTATGCGGGGGCATCGACAAAAACATTTGGAAGAGCTTTTCGTGGCGAGTTTAACACAATTAACAAGGTTGCTCGTGAAAGAGTAAAGGATCTTCAGACTCAGTATGTCAAAATGGGTCGTGATGCTAGTGGTGCAATGCGTGCTATTGCGGTTAGGCCTGTAGCACTTGACCTTCAAAACTTCAGCACCCAGTCTGCTTTGGCTGCACAAAAACAGCAAATATTTAATCAGCTACTGAGGCAGGGTTCAACCAATCTGCTGAACTGGGGTAAGAATACACAGTGGGCTGGTCGTCAGCTTATGGTTGGTTTTACTATTCCTCTTGGTATTTTTGCCACAGTGGCTGGTCAAACATTTATGAAGCTTGAAGAACAAGCTATTAAGTTCCGTCGTGTTTATGGTGATTTGTTTACTACACCTGGACAAACTGAAGAAGCTTTGCAGGACATGCGAGAGCTTGCACAAGAATTTACTCGCTTTGGTGTTGCTGTTGAAGACACATTGGCTCTTGCTGCTGATGTGGCACAGATGGGTAACACTGGTGCTGAGCTGCAAGCACAGGTTCGTGAAGCAACTAGGCTTGCTGTTTTGGGTGGTATTGAACAGTCAGAAGCTCTAAATACCACTGTGGCTGTTACTAACGCATTTGGTATTGCAGCAGAAGACTTAGCTAATAAAATTGACTTTCTTAATGCTGTAGAAAACCAAACTATTCTTTCTATTGAAGACTTTAACGAGGCTATTCCACGAGCTGGTTCTGTTGTTAATCAGCTTGGTGGTAGCGTTGAGGACTTGGCGTTCTTCCTTACTGCTATGCGTGAGGGTGGCGTTAATGCTAGCCAAGGTGCGAACGCTCTTAAATCATCTCTTGGTCGATTGATTAACCCCACAGAAGTGGCGGTACAAAAACTTGGTAGCTTTGGTATTGACATTTTAGGAATTGTTGATCGTAATGCTGGTAACATTTCTGCCACAGTTGTAGAGCTAGGTAAAGCATTAGACACACTTGACCCACTTGATAAAGCACGTGCCATTGAGCAGCTGTTTGGTAAATTCCAGTTTGCTAGAATGGCGACACTGTTTAACAACATTAACAAAGAAGGTTCTCAGGCTGCCGAAGTTCTTAGGCTTATGGCTATGGAAACAGGAGATCTTGGTGCCCTTGCCACCCGTGAGCTTGGCAGAGTTGAAGAAGCTGTTTCTACGAAATTTAGAAAAGCAATTGAACAGTTCCAAGCAGCTCTTGCACCAATTGGTGAAGCATTCCTTAAAATAGCTACACCTCTTGTAGAGTTTGGAACCAAGGTTCTTGATGCCTTTAACAATATGAGCGATGGTGCTAAACAGTTTGCTGTTGCTGCCACTGCTGTTCTTGGTCTGGTTGCCCCCGTTGCTTTGATGCTTGTTGGTTTGATTGCTAACGGTGCTGCTAACATTTTGAAGTTTGTGGCGGTAGTTCGTAATGGATTCCAGAAAGCTGGACAAAGCAGTAACATCCTTGGCGAACAATTTAACTATATGACTCAGGAGCAGATTGAAGCATCTGCTGTGGCTTCTTCTCTTAATCAAAGTCATATGAGTTTGCAGCAAACATTTACTTCTGAGGCAGCTGCTGTTGACAAGCTTACTGCAGCTTATAAGCGTTCTATTTCTGCACAACAGGCAATGATTGGTGGCACAACGGCTAAAGGTAGAGTTCGTACTCCTAAAAAATACGCTAGCGGTGTTGTTTCTGTTCCTGGTTCTGGTAGAGGTGACAAAGTTCCAGCCATGCTTGAGCCTAAAGAGGCTGTTATTCCTGCCGATATGGCTGAAAAATATGCACCACTTATTGAGGGTATGGTTAATGATAGTATTCCTGGATTCCAGCAAGGTAGATTTGTTGAAAGATCTCACCTCACTATGCCATTCTCTAGACGAAGCGGTAAGTATCAAGAAGCAATTAGAATCGCTGGTCTTGAAGAGTTAAGCAAAAAATTCCCACAGTTTATTAAAGTTACATCTAATCTTGTTGCAGAACTGCCTAAGAGACTGAATCAGGCAATGAAGGGTAAGGGTGTTTCTACTGCAACTTTCCAAAAAGAGTTTGGTTCTAGACAAGACAAACTTCTTACATCTGCACAGCTTGGTGGTCTACCTAAGAATCAAGAAAACATTGCTGCTCTTCGTAAAATTGAAAAAGAAATTGAAAAGCGTGCTATTTCTTTGGCAAAGGGTACAAAGGATCAAAGAGTCAATGATCAGATTCTAGCTAAAGCTACTAAAGAAGTTATTGCTGAACAAAAGAAGAAAAAGGGTGCTGTTAGAAAATCTGCACTTGCTCTTGAAAAATCTGCACAACAGGTTGGACAGGTTCGTGTTGAGCCTACCGCAGATCAGCTAAGAAGAGGTATTTCTTCTGGTGAGTTTACAGAAAGCAAGGGTAGAGTTTACTACGGATCACAGCAGATTGCTAGAACTAGAAGCAGTGGTGGTTTCCGTCCTGCTGATGCTAGAGTTGTTGGTCCTTCTTATTCTAGAAAGGCTATGCAGTCTGTAGAAGAGGGTGTTAAGGCAACTAGGAAGAGTACTCAGGCAACTAAAGAGCAAACTCAAGCCAAGAAAAAATCTACAGCTGCTACTAACAAAGATACACAGGCCACTAAGAGATCTGCTGCCGCCAAGAAGGGCTGGGAGACTAGAAGGGCTAACGCTGCAATGTCAACTGGTGGTGCTGGTGCTGTTGCTGCCCCCGCCAAAACAGCTATGAACCTTGGCAAACTAAACAACGTTATTATGAGTAGCTCTTTTGCTTTGACATCGCTTGCTGGTGCTGGTTCTATGATGGGTGGTGCAATTGGAAAGGTATCTGAAAAGATTTTCCAGTTCTCTGGTATCTTGTTTGCTTTGATGACTGTTACTCAGTTGCTGACACAGGCTAAAATTGCAGAGCTTGCCATTACTGCTAAAAACAATGCCCTGGGTGCTATTGATAAAGTAAGAGGTGCTGGTGGCTTTATGGGGGGAGCTAAAGGATTTAAAGGCATTGGGAATATATTTAAGAACCTTGGTGGAATCGTAACAAAAGTTGTTGGCAGGTTTGCACGGTTTATTCCTATCATTGGTGGCGTTGTTACAGCACTTGGTGTATTCAAATTCTTCCTTGACCAGAAAAAAGAAGTAGAGCAGTTTGGTCAAGCAGCTCGACTTACTACCGATCAACTTAAAAATTTGGGTAGTGCTCTGGGTATTCAAGCAAAGACAACATCTTTTGCTGGACAGTTTACTGAAGCAACTACAGGACCAGAGGGTGCTAATCTAACCCAGCAGCTTCTACAGTCGGAAGACTTTGCTAAACAGTTTGAAACACAGATTTCTGCGGTTTCTAAAATGGGTAGAGAAGAAGCAGAGAGAACTTTACAATCTTTGACAGCACAGCTTTCGGCTGCTGGATTTGATGAAGCAGCTGTCGGTGCTATTATTTCAGCAATAGCTACTGAAGCTAAAAGAACAGATCTAGACCTGTCTTTCCAAAAAATCGATATTAATACTGATGCTGGATTGCAAGCAATGACTAATTTGGCACAGGCTTCTGTACAAGAATTTAATAAGGCATTTTCTGGACCATCGTTTGCCAGAGTCTTAATGAAAGGTTTTGGTGGCATTGGTCCGCTAGGAAAACAAGCACAGGCTGTCGCTGGACAATTTACTTCTATGCTTACCGCTCTTAAGACTGGTTTTGAGTCTGGAGACATTAGTGCTGAGCAGTTTAATGAACAGCTAGACGGAATTATTAGTCAACTGCACACTATTGATCCAGAAGCCTTGGAAGACATTATTCCTCAAATTGCCGAAAACCTGGGTATTGAAGAACAACTAGAAGGCATTGAAAGTGTTAGGGATCAAATTCTACTTATTGAAGCAGCCACTGCTGGCGTAAAAATTCCTGCTAACGAACTTCGTTTGCTTGAACAAGCTTCTAAGGCTGGTGCAGATTCAGAAACTATTAGAGAAGCCAATAGACTTAGAACTAAGTATAACAAACTAATCAAACAAACTGCTAAGGAAACAGAGGCAGCAAACAAAGAAGCTGAAGAAACTGAAGCATATAACCAGGCTATGGCTAATGCTAATGAGACGCTTGACGAAAAGAAAGAAAGACTTGAAAACGAAGAGGCAGCATTCCAAGCATTGAGAGATGCTGGTGTGCCTGCGGCTGAAGCCATTAACATGATTAGCGATGCAACCGTTAATCAAGCTTTGGCTTCCGCTGAAACTCAGGAAGAACGTGATGCTCTTATTGAAGACCTAAGAGAGATTGCAGCCCTTCAAGAAAGATCAGAAGAAAGAAAGTCAACTTATAGTGGTGGCGGTGGCGGTGGAGGACAAAAGAGTCCTTATGCACAAACTATTGAAGATTTGCAAGATCAGCAAAAAGAACTGCAGAATAGCTCTGTTGCCTTTAATAAGCTACGTCAATCTGGTATGGATGCTGGTAGGGCATTCCAGTTAGCAGAAGACCCCATTACCGCTGCTGCCTTGGCTTCTACTAAGGTTGGTACCGCTAAATGGAATAGACTTATTGGGCTTATGGACCAGGTTAGAAATATGGAACTTCAGAGTGAGGTTGGTCTAATGAACAGGTTTGATAGGCTGATGGACTCTGCTAATAAGATTTATGACTTGCAAGAAATTAGAATTAATCGCAGGTATGACAAGAGAATTCGTAGACTTGAAGATGTTGCTTACAAAGCACAGCAGCAAATTACTAAGATTCAAGATGAAATTGAAAAGAAGCAGAGACAAATTGAGCTAACTATCACTCGTCCTCTTGAGCTTCTTCAGCAAGAGTCTGCCGTAATGGCTAATGATTTGGCTATTATGGATAAGCAGACAGAAGACATTAATAAGAAATACAATGATCAAAAGAAAGCTTTGCAAGACATTGAAAAGATTAACAAAGATATTGTTGCTCAAAAGAAGTCTCAGCTTTCTCTTGCAGATGCTTTGTCTCAGGGTGACATTTCTGCTGCCGCTCAGCAAATGCAACAGATGCGTGCACAAAGGGCACAATCAGCTAGAACTGGCTTAATGACTGCTCTTGATGCAGCACGTGAGGCAGAGGTTGCTGGTTTGCGTGGTGCTGAAACTGGTATGACAAGAGATCAGATTGCTGACAGAGAGTTTGAAATTCAACAGCAAACGTATCAGCTGGAACAGCGTCGTCGTGATCTTAGCCTTGAGATTCGTGACTTGGAAGATGAAGTTTATACTATTCAAACTACAACACTTCGTAATGCTGAAAGGCAAATTGAATCTTTGCAAAGACAGCGTGACCTTGAGCTTAGGTCTATTCAGGACAAGAGGCAGGCTTGGGAGGAAGCTAAGGCAGCTCAAGAAGTTGCCAAGATTGCTGCGGAAGATTACAATGCAGCTGTAGCCGCTGGTCTTGATTTGGTAAGTAGGACCAAGAATACTTGGGAGAGTATTAAGAGCAGAACTATTACTTTGACTGTTAAAAGAAAAACAGTTAATATGGCATCTGGTGGAGAAGTTCCTAATATGTATGCTGCTGGTGGAAAGGTGAAAGCATATGCTAGCGGAGGTAAAGTCTACATGGCAGCTGGAGGGGCAGTGCCAATGAAGGGTGGAATGTTTAAGCCTATGGCTGTGGGTGGCACTATTTCTTCTAGAAATTCTGATAGTGTTCCCGCAATGCTAACTCCAGGTGAGTTTGTGATGAACAGAAGGGCAGCTAGAAAGTTTGGTCCGCTATTACAAGATATGAATTCTAACTTTAGACTGCCCCAACTTGGCGGTGCTTCAATTCCATCCATTGAAAACAATGGTCAAATTGAATACAACACAAGGGCATTCCAAAATTCAATTACAGACAACTCGAATACCCTGTATAATTATAATTTGAACGTTAATGTTGAGGGCTCTAATGCTAGCCCACGAGAAATTGCAAATGTTGTAATGAATGAAATTAAGAGAACAGAGGGACAGGCATTGAGAAGGCAGGTAATTAGATAATGGTTGACTCTACCTACATGTCGGGACGTAATCGTTTTGGCGGTCGTCCTCAAGCAATGATTTGGGCAGACAACCCTGCTATTTTTGATAATGATCAGCTTGTTCCTCCAGGCACTGAGCGGTATTCAGATCTTGCAGGAATATCAGACACTACTAATAATGAGTTTTTAATTTTGTCTGATCACAATAGAGATGCAATTAATTTTGCCAATCAAAGAATTGAGCAACGTAAAAGAATGGCTAATGGCATGATGCGTTCATATTATATTGGCGATAAGGTTTCTGTTACTACCGCTTGGACAATGCTGCCATCTCGTAGCTATTTCCGTAGACCAGACTTTGACCAAAGCACTGGATTGTCTAGCTATTCTAAAATAAACAATCAAGAGTTTACTGCAGATGGTGGAGCTGGTGGTGCTGAAATGCTCAGATGGTACTATGATCACACTGGTCCTTTTTGGGTTTACTTCTCGTATGACAGATTTACCAACTTCGGTGAAGATGATGCCGCATATCAAAATCTTAATGAATATGCTCAAATTATTCAAATGTACATTTCTGCTTTTGAATATTCTATTGTTAAACGTGGTCGCAGCAATTATGATATGTGGAACATCAACCTGACTTTGGAAGAGGTATGATGTGTTTCAAAACGGTGAACTAAAGAATCATTTTGAAACTTCTGAATCCATTGAGTCAAAAACAGCGGTATTGGCAGAATGGAATCTTAACACACCTGGCAATGTTCAAAAGCTAGGAAACTATAGGTATCGTCGTAATAGTACACAGTTTAATGCTTTGCCAAATTCCTTTGACAGGTTTGACTCTGGTAACTTTTATACTGGTGCTACTGATTCAGATATTACTATTGAGTCTGGCTTAGAAGACGATCAAGTTACTCCACTAACTTTTACTTTTAACAAAACACAAAAAGAGAAACTGTTTTATTCTTTAGAAGATTGCATTAAACCCTTTAGGCCTAGGTCTGGTATTAACAAATTGTCTTATTTTGACAACAAGTCTTTGCCACATGCGAACCAAGACATGTATCGCAGACCAAGATATTATATGCCACATAAAGAAGATAGTTTTAAATATTGGAGATCTTTTAGAACAGAGTCAAGCAACGGTAAAGATGAAGAATATGGCATATCTAAAAACAATGCCAACGGTATTTACTTTATTGATGACGCTGTTCCTTTTGTTGCGTACAAAGACAAGGTTCCTTCAAATAAAATTGTATTAAAGGTGCAAACAAATGTGGGAGATGTTGACCTTGGACCGTTTAAGAGCGGTGAGTTTTCTACTGTAGCTGACCCATTTTTTGGTGATAACAATAAAACTGTTCCGCAAATTTTTACTGTTCAGTATTTGGATGAAAATGACAACTGGATAGATGCTTATGTATTTGATCAGTTTTCTGCTCGACCAAATGGAGAACCTGTGTTTGGTTCTGACGGAACTCTAGAGTTAGAATATGGTCTTGTCATTCCTGACGAATATAGAGATAGCTTT